CCGAGAATAAAGTTGGTATCAAGACCGTGACTCCATCCGCAGAACTTCATGTTGTCGGTAACGCTTACGTGAGCTCTAACCTCACTGTAGATACTGATACACTCCACGTTGATGTGGTAAACGACTCTATTGGAGTCGGTACTGTGAACCCCTCAGCCAATCTTCATGTCGTCGGAAATGTGTATGTCAGCTCTAACCTCACTGTAGATACTGATACACTCCACGTGGACGCTGAGAATGACTCTGTGGGAGTTGGGACTGTGAACCCCTCGGCCAACCTCCATGTTGTGGGTAATGTGTATGTCAGTTCTAATTTGACTGTGGATACAGAGACCCTTCATGTTGATGTGGTAAACGACTCCATTGGAGTCGGGACTGTGAACCCCTCAGCTAATCTCCACGTTGTTGGAAATGTGTATGTCAGCTCTAACTTGACTGTGGATACGAATACACTCCATGTGGACGCTGAGAATGACTCCGTGGGAGTTGGTACGGTGAATCCAAATTCAAATCTTCATGTTGTTGGTAATGCATATGTGACCTCCAACACAACCACAGATGGTACACTGACCCTTAATCACCCAACAACAGCTCTCATCACAGATCTCACCGCAAATGTCGAAGTGAAATTGAATCAATTGGCGAATGTTGTCATAGATACAGCGACACTCGCAAACGAAGATATGCTCGTGTATGATGGCTCCAACTGGGTGAACCAACTTCAAAATCACACATTCCTCTACGCAAAGGCTGAAGAGACAATTTCCAAGGGTGATGCCGTGTATGCCACTGGTACAATTGGAAATAACATGTTCGAGATTCGAAAAGCACAAGCAAATTCTGGTGCAACTATGCCCGCCCTAGGTTTAGCTTATCAGAATTTTGCTCTAAATGGTGAGGGTCTCATCGTGACATTTGGTCGTGCCGATGGAGTAAACACAGATGATTTCCAAGTGGGTGAGACTGTCTATGTCAGTGCTGCGACTGCTGGTGCGCTCTCGAATGTAAAACCGTACGGTGCAACTGATCTCATACAAAACATTGGTTTGGTTGTAAAGGGACATCCAAACTCTGGTATTGTCTCTGTGACTGGTGTGGGTCGTTCCAATGATATCCCCAACGCCCCTATCGTCGCTGATGAGACTGACATCAACTATGTGTATGTCAACGACACAAATAACGATCTTAAAAAGATTCTACCCACAAATCTACTCACACAACTTCAAACACTTCAACAAGTGACTGACACTGGAAACACAACTTCTAATACAATTCAGTTTACGAACGCTACCACAGGAATAGTGACGACGTCGAATATTGAGGTTGGTTCAAATATTTCCGTGGCTGGTCTTACAGATGCTACAAATAAACATGTACCCATGGTAGGCACAGACGGATTCTTACAAAAGTCTTCGATTTATTTCACACCTGGTGGAAAGTATGTAGTGAGTGCCGCTGAAGCTGAATTCTTTGGTAACCTTATTTTAAGTGGTAACACATCCATCATCTCGTCGAACAATGTAACTATCGAAGATCGAATTTTCGGTATCGGTGCAAACAATGAAGTACATAACCTCGACACGGGTATCATGATGGAACATAAAGATGACGGCGAGTACGCTAATATAGCTGTCATATATCACGCAGATGAACACAGGTTTTCAATTAGTTATACACAAAATACCTTTTCAGATGATCACATTCTTCATTATGAAGATCCAGATCATATAATGTTGATCGATTTAAGAGGTAATGTAGAAATCCAAAACAACTTGGTGATAAACGAAACGCTCAATGTCATAAGCACTTCAACGTTCGCAGATGATCTCACTGTCGGTGCCGTCTCCAACCTATTTGTGGATGTGAGTAGTTCACGTGTCGGTATCAACGAGGCTTCTCCCACCGTCTCCCTCGATGTTGGGGGTGATGCGAGGGTACAAGATACCACAGATGCAGTTTCAACCACCACGGGTGCCCTCGTTGTTTCAGGTGGTATTGGCGTAGCCTCGAACATTCATTCTACAAATGTATACGCAGGTTCCCATGTGGGTGTGGGAACGAATGCGGCTACAGCACCTCTCCACATTCTCGTGAGTGGAACTGGTGAGACGACAAATGGTATTTACATGAAGAGTGCAGCGGGTTCCTCAACAAACGATGCTATTGTAAACCTCGAAGTTGCTAGTGATGGTGGAGATGCTTTTGTGACTTGGAACCAAGCGGGTGGTGAAGCCTTCGCCATGGGTCTAGATAGGAGTGAAAATGATCTCGTCATCGCCAACAGTTCGAGTGACTTGACCACGAATACACGTCTTCGAATGGCCACCGATGGTGCCGTGACCCTCACGAACGGTACAAATTCTACATCGAAAACCACTGGTGCCCTCATCGTGGGGGGTGGTTTGGGTGTCACGAATGATATATATGGCGCAGCGGCTACTTTCGATAGTTTAACCGTAGATACAGACACTTTGGTTGTCGATGCAACGAACAAACGAGTTGGTATAGAAACTTCCAGTCCCGAAGCGAACTTACATGTTGTAGGTAATGTCATTGTGAGCTCGAATCTCACGGTGGATACAAATACCCTACATGTAGATGCTGAGGGTAACAAAGTGGGTATCTTAACGGTGAACCCTGCGTTTGCTCTAGACGTTCACGGAACCTCCAACGTCGGGGCGCTGACAACATCCTCTCTCTCCGTAGATACTGATACTCTCCATGTCGATGCGACCAATAAAAGAGTTGGTATAGAAACCTCCAGCCCCGAGGCGAACTTACATGTTGTAGGTAATGTCATTGTGAGCTCCAACCTCACAGTGGATACGAATACCCTACACGTAGATGCTGAAGGTAACAAAGTGGGTATCTTGACCGTGGATCCAGCGTTTGCTCTTGACGTTCATGGAACCTCCAACGTCGGGGCACTGACAGCAACGACTCTTTCCGTAGATACTGACACTCTACACGTTGATGCGACCAACAAAAGAGTTGGTATAGAAACCTCTAGCCCAGAAGCAAACCTTCATGTCGTGGGTAACGTCATCGTGAGTTCCAACCTCACAGTAGATACGAATACCCTACATGTGGACGCCGAGGGTAACAAGGTGGGTATCTTGACGGTGGACCCTGCTTATGTTCTCGATGTTCATGGAACCTCCAATGTCGGAGCGTTGACAGCGACTTCACTCACAGTAGATACCGACACTCTACACGTTGACGCAACCAACAAAAGAGTTGGTGTAGAAACCTCTAGCCCAGAGGCGAACCTTCACGTCGTGGGTAATGTCTATGTGAGCTCGAACCTCGAAGTAGGTGCAAGTGCTCTCTATGTAGATACAGTATCTGCGACTTCAAATGTTGGTGTAGGTACATCGGCACCCGAATACTCTTTAGATGTCGTTGGTGATCTCAACTTTTCGGGTGATTTATATAAAGGTAAAGCACTTTTCGTGAGTACACCTTGGACTATAGAAGAGAGTCCAGATGCATTGAGCTACGAAAAGGGTAATGTGGGTATTGGTGATGCTAACCCAGCGGCAAACCTCCATGTCACAGGAAACGTATACGTCTCCTCGAACCTCAATGTGGACGCCAACGTCTTCATCGCTGGTGGCCTCGTGACGAACACAGGTGGGGTCACGAAGAAGACGTACTCATACGTGGGAACATTCCCAGCTGGAACAACAGACGCACAGGCGACACTCGATATAGTATTCGCAGCCGAAGTGTTCTCTGCGAAGATTACAGCCCATCTCGTCGAAGATGATACAGAAATAAGCGTACTTTCTCTGGATGTTGGGGGTGGTCACAAATCGGGTGGAACTTCACCCATCATATTCAAAGGACCCCTCACTATTTTTGGTGGTACGAACGACAACCCATGGTCATCTACCGTGACGACATCAACAACAACGACAGATGTAACCGTCTCGATTAAACCAACTCAGGCTATACAAGCTCTGATAACTGCGGATTACAACATTTTCGTTGAATATGTTTCAGCTGCCTCAGGTGGTCAACTCAAACAAATCAATGATCACCAGGCATCTCCAGTGACTGTGACTTTTGGATACTAAAAAAATTGTGCGGTACTTATAAATGGCAGCGACGAACGTCCAAGCCTTTTCAGGAGACTTGGACATTGCAGGTGCAATTACATCGAACTTGGAGGTGGGCACAGCTAACCTCTTCGTGGATACTGTGAGTAGCAACGTCGGTATCGGGACGACGACTCCGGGTCAAAAGTTGAGTGTTTATACAGGTTCCACCAATGATGCGGCTCTCTCATTTGACAGATTTTCAAGTGGTAATTATAGGACGGACATTTACCAAAACACCTATGGACCTGATTTTAGGGTTGGGTACAGCGAATACACACCTTCGAGTGTCTTGTACCTTAAACGATTTTCGGATGGCTCTAAAGAAGTCGAAATTAACGGCAACGTCGGCATCGGGACGGATGATCCTGGTAAAAAAATAGAGATATCACATGGGTATCAGGATCTCGGCGGTTGGATTGATACCTATCGTGTACCAGGTGTGGCAGGTGGTATGCAGTTGGGGACGAGACAGGGTGGCGGGGCGTATGTGGATTCATTATTCATAAATGATAGCGGCTATGTCGGTATCGCGAAGAATAATCCGGCGTTTACTTTTGATGTACAAAACTCAAGCGTAAATCCCATTTGCGTCATGAGGATTATAGGACCAAGTGGTACGGGGATTAGATTTCGTATGGGGACAGGCGGTGGCAGTAACTCTTATAAAGCCACAGGTATTAATTTAAGTGGAGGATCTGGGGGTGGGGGGATATTAATATGTGTCACTTCGAACAATTCGGCACAAGACCGGTCTGGTGCATCGTTATATTTCATCAGAAAAGCATATGATCAGGCATATTGGCCCGCTAATTCGAATTCCATAAGAGAACTTGCGTCATTGTCTGGTGGTTACGCAGATCCTACTGTTGAGTTTAGAAGAAACAATTCAATACTTGAGTATAGGATATCTAGTGGTGGTAACGTTGCTTTTTACGCATTAGAATTCGATTCATAAAAATGTTTAATAATAATATACAATGGGCTTGTTCGTAAAAGATGCGTACACGTTAGAGAATGAAATATCCTTATCAAATCCTTACATTATGATAGACAATATCATAGTACAGAAATCAAATATTCCCGACTTTAAATATAGTGTTACCGCTGATGAGAGGTGTTACGTAACAAAAGATATTAGACAACAAAGACCAGATAAATATGTCAAAAACAAACTTGTGGTGGTCAGTGTAAATAACGTGGATAACCTGCACGAACAAATATATACTGAAATAAAGAAAAATTATGAAAACTACACCGACGATTTATAATTTTCAATCGACGAAATTGATTACCCCCCCCTCGAAACAAAACGTCTTACAAATCTCATTCAAGGTTTGTAAGTTGTTTCCCATCCCGTATCTAAGTAGACCGAAATCTCCGTCCCAATCGACTTCGTCGATTGTTCCCTCTACTTAAAAATAAACTCTCACTATAATATAAAATGTCTGGTGGTATCGCCCAACTCGTCGCTGTCGGTGCTCAGGATGTGCACCTCGTCGGTCAGCCCGAAGTCAGCTTTTTCCGTTCTACGTACAAGCGCCACACGAACTTTTCCCAAACTGTCGAGCGTCAGGTCATTCAGGGCAACGTCTCGAACAACGGCATGTCCACCATCCGCTTCGAGCGCAAGGGTGACATGCTCAACTACGTCTACCTCATGCCCATCAAGTCCGATGGCACCCAATCGAACATCGTCCCCGATTGGACCACTGCCATCTCCAAGGTGGAGCTCCTCGTCGGTGGTCAGGTGATTGATGACCAGGATTCCTTCTACTCGACCCAGATTGCCCCCACCCTCTCGGCCACTTCCTCCTCCAAGTCGGTCGGTGGTGATCTCTACGGTGGTTCCACCAATGAGCGCTTCTACCCTCTCCGCTTCGCCTTCTGCGAGAACTGGCAGACTGCTCTCCCCCTCATCTCTCTCCAGTACCACGATGTCGAGCTTCGCATCACTTGGGGGACTGGTGCCACCGAATACAAGTGGGAGGTCTACGCCAACTATGCGTACCTTGATACTCAGGAGCGTGAGGTCTTCGCTTCCCAGCCCCAGAACATGCTCATCACCCAGGTTCAGAAGGCGGTCGCCTCTAGCAACAAGATCCAGGAACTCAACTTCAACCACCCTATCAAGTATCTTGCGGCGGCGAACACAACTGCCGTGAACATCGTAACGGATACCAACAAGCTCAAGCTCCAGATCAACGGCACCGATGTCGCCGACTACAAATTCGGTAACCCCAACTTCACATCGGTTCCCCTTTATTACCACACTTCCCATGGTAACTCTACCCCAGGTGCCAAGCTCTTCACTTATCCCTTCTGCCTCGACACTGGTAAGCTTCAGCCCACAGGTAATCTCAACTTCTCCCGTCTTGATTCGGCTCGTATCATCAGCGACACAGCTGTGAACACCGATGACGTTTACGCCGTCAACTACAACGTTCTCCGCATTGAGAATGGTATGGGCGGTCTTTTATATTCTAACTAAATAATAACTATGATTTGGAAGATTGTTTTCCTCCTCGCCATCGTTTTTGTATTGACGTACGATCCTAAGTCCAGGACACTCGAAAAGTTTGTCGGTCAGCCTACACCACCGACAGATAAATCTTGTGAAAATGCGCATTACGAAGCCGTCCAATTCGCTCAGTCACCCTACGAGTGTCCCTCTCCAGGGAAGACTATGATGGGTGCAATTGCTTAAAAAGAAAACACATCTTAAAAGTATATGATCCCCGTCAACCGTGACACCCTCATGTTGATCGCCACCATTGTGTGTGCAGCTGGTATCATTTTCCTATTCAAGGAACTCAATAAGACCAAAGAGGAGATGAACTCGTTCAAAGATTTTTCGGTTCAGGTCGTGAAGCAGCTGAGTGCGCCCACACCCGCACCTGCACCCGAACCTGTGAAAAAGGAGGAGCCAAAGGAGGAAAAATTGGAGGAATAAACATATCACCTTATTATAACTTGCGAATGCGCAATGAAAAAGTACAAAGCGATAGCTGTACCGGTTAGCTTTGCCGATGGGAAACCACGATTTCTCACGGTGAGGGACTATCGGTTCAAAGATTGGATATTTGTTACGGGTGGATGTAGGCGAAGAGAAATATTCAATCCCCTCCGATGTGCCCTCAGGGAACTCGAGGAAGAGACTCGAGGTGTGGTTTCCCTAAAAAACGGCGAATATACCGAATTTAAGTTTACTGTCAAGGAAAGTCCAACTATTGATCTCGAATATAACGTCTTTATATTCTTCGTAAACTATTCGAGAACAGAACAACAAAGTCAAATAAAGAAATTTTATGAAGAAAAACACAAGACTAATTTGAAAAAAATTATGAAACAACCGATCAGGAAGACATACGATGAAAATGATTTCATGAGCTATGATACACTCGATGAATTTAACTCGAGAAAGCGTTGGAAACTCATCATAGATAACGTGATCAAGAATCCACAATTTTATGCGTGTATAAGTTCTTTGAATAGAAAAACATTTTCTATAAAATAATGAAGTCCAAGGCTTACATTTTACGACAGGTTGCAGAACTCCTTGAAAAAAATAGAGGTTTTTGTGAAGAGGAGATAGCTGAGTGGATGAAGGAAAATGAGACGAAGACGGTGTATGAACTCTTAACGATAAAGAAAGAACTTTCTCAGGGTAAAGAATTTCGAGATGTATCGTGTATGAGGTGGTTTAGAGAGTAGAAACAATAAGTAAGTATGTTTAAGAGTTGGTGTGCAGCT